AGATCGATGGCGTCTCTGGCCGATGAGTTGATCGAAAAGGGCTTGGTTGAACTGCGTGATGAGCGACTCAAGGAACTGTCCAAGATCGCCGGAGAGGTTTGTTAGATGAGAGCTGGTGGAGGACGTGCCAAGGGGGCGCAATTTGAGCGTGACATTGCAAAGGCTCTTGACGAGGCATTGGGCATCAAGTTTCACCGGAACCTTCGGCAGTATCAGAAGGCTGGGCTGGATGACTTGACGCGCGAGGATGGAAAGGCGTTTCCATTCATGATGGAGTTAAAGCGGTACGGTCAGGGAACCAACAGCCAGCCTAAGTGGTGGGATCAGATATGCGCGGCGGCTAGGTCTGCGGATAACGAACACGACAGCTATCCGGCTCTGATCTATAAGTATGATCGCCAGCCCATACGTTGCCGTGTGCCGTTACAGGCGGTGGCTGATCTGGGGCAGTTTGGGCTACAGCTAAATGAGGATAAATACGAATGGCGTTACACTGCCGAGATGGACTGGGACACATTCATGATGGTGTGCCGCGAGTTGCTATCCGATGCGGCCTAAGTACGAGACAACCAAAGACCTGCAAAATGAGCAGGAGGTCGCCGACATCGTGTCGGGCTTGGGCTACAGCCTTCGCAAACTCCCTATGCAGTATCGGCTCGACTTTGCGATATTCAAGGACGCTGAGTGCCTTGGGTTCGCCGAGGTCAAGACGCGCAGTTTCCATATGAATAAGTATCCGACAGTGATGATTTCTCTGTCGAAGGTGTTGGCCGCAGACGCGCTGACACGCAAGACCGGATTGCCTTGCTACTTGATCTGCAAATACACAGATTGTGTCGCAAGGCTTGACTTCGCCCATCCGCTTGATCTAAGGATGGGGGGACGGACAGATCGCAATGACCCACAGGATGTGGACATCTGCGCGTTCTATCCGATTAGCGGGTTCACAATCGTGAGCCAAAATCAATGACGTTACAGAAAAGGAAAATGTTATGGCGTTAGGATTACAAACAGAGTCAACTGGTGGTGGTGACATCACACCAATCGTAAAATGGGATGCCAAGGCTGGTGATCTAATTAAGGTGGATCGTGTAAACGATGGCTCTGGTTGGGTTAAGAACGAAACCGAGATGACCCTGCCGATCAGCTTTGCGATGGATTTCGACAATATGCAGATCGGCTGGCTGTCTTTTGCCAGTGGCGCACCGGACTTCCAGATGGTGAACTTGGGCGAGCGTATGCCGCCAAAGCCATCGGATGACCACAAGCAATGTTTCCGCGTAAAAATCGCAAGCGGCGACTTGGGATTGCGTGAGTTTTCTCACGGTGCCAAGACGGTCATGCGTGCGATGGATAAGTTGCATGATGAGTTTGTCGCTGGTCAGGCGGCAAACGCTGGCAAGACTCCGGTGGTTACCATCGGCGGCACAGAGACTGTAAAGATCGACACGCCGCAGGGCGAGTTGAGGTTCAAGGTTCCGGAATGGTCAATCAATCAGTGGATTGATCGTCCGGCAATGCTTGACGGCGGGGTCGCTCCGTCCCAGCCGTCAACCCAACCTGCACCAGATGCAGGGGTTAGCGCACCTGCGGGATCACCACCACCCGCAATGGGCGGCGGCAACCCACTGTTCTAGTGCAGGGGTGCGGCGGGGGTTTCCCTTGCCCCTGCCGCACCACTTCAAGGGAAAGGGACAAGAGGGTAAGCAATGACAAATATATCTGCACACGCTGAACGTATTGCCAAGCATTACTGGGGCGAGCCTAATTCGAAGATGTCGGTCAAAGGCCGGACACTTCGCTGGGGTACAAATGGGTCAAAGGAATTAGACCTGCAAAAATCCACATATTATGATTTTGAACTTTGCGAGGGCGGCGGTGTGGTGGACATCGTTCGCAACTACGGCAAGGTCACAATATCTGGGTCGGTTGCTGAGACGCTAGAAAAAGAGTTTGGCATCCAACGACAGGCTCAAAAATCTCTCGTACCAAAGCAGTACATCTCTAAGATTTACGAATATTATAATGCTGACGGCGAACTGGGTTACCAGATTTTGCGCTATGAGCCTAAGACGTTCCGCCAGCGCAGACCTGACGGCAAGGGCGGCTGGCTTAATTCGGTTAAGGATGTCGAGCCACTGCCGTACAATCTTATGGGCATCATGCAGAACCCAGACGCGCCTATATTTATTGTGGAAGGCGAGAAGGCGGCTGACGCGCTTATCAAGATCGGGTTCGTTGCCACCACCAACTCAGGCGGCGCAGGTAATTTCAAGCCGGAACTGGCTGATTATTTCGATGGCCGTAATGTCGTCATACTGCCCGATAATGATAATGCGGGTGAGGCACACGCGGATAAGGTAAAGCGCACCCTCTGGGGCAGGGCGTCAAAGATCAAGGTGGTGAGCCTCAGTGGTCTGCCGCCCAAGGGCGATGTCGTGGACTGGCTGGCGCAGGGCAATGATGCCGCAACGCTGGGTGAGGCGGTTGCCAAGGCCAGCGCGGTCACTGAGCATGACATCAGTGCGCCGGAGCCTGACGCACTGCCGGAGATGGTAGAGGACGCTGACGGCTCTGAAATCGTGCCGTTTGAGGTAATGACGACCAACCAGCTAAAGGCGATGCCGCCTGTGACGTGGGCGGTGGACGGTCTGGTCACGTTGCACGGCTTCACCGTGATGTACGGCGCACCAGCAAGCGGTAAGTCGTTTCTGGCTATCGATATGGCTCTTTCTATTGCAAACGGCCTAGCGTGGCAAAATAGGGCGGTCAGACGCGGGTCTGTGCTTTTCATAGCAGGGGAAGGGGTTGGTGGTCTGGGTAAGCGCGTCAAGGCGTGGGAGGCGTGGCACGGCAAGCACGACACGGCGAACCTCTACGTCCTGCCAACGGCGGTGAACTTCCGCGATGAGGCAGACATTGCGCGGCTCAAGATGACGATTGATAGCATCGGCGAGCAGTTCACGATGGTTGTCGTGGATACTGTGGCTAGGGCTTTGCTGGGCGGCGAGGAAAACAGCGCAACCGATATGGGGCTGTTCGTGGCGGCGTGTGACCAAATTAAGGCGCACACAGGCTCTGCGTTGCTCGCAGTACATCATGCGGGTAAGGACAGCGCGAAGGGCATGAGAGGCTCGTCTAGCCTGCTTGGCGGCGTTGATGCGGCTTTGTCTATCACTAACTTCGATGGCATCGTGACGCTCAAGGTAGAAAAGCAGAAAGATGCGGAGCCTATCGGCGATATGAACTTTGAGATGGTGCCAGTCGCCACAATAGACGATCAGAGCGTTGTGATGGTCGAGGTCGGTGCCGATGAGGTAAAGGACAAGAAGCGCAAGCAAAAAGCGCAAGCAACGCTAACAACGGATCAGGTATTCGCGCTTGAGGCGTTGCAGAATGCGATCATCGATGCGGGTCAAACAACCATTCATGTGGACGTTTGGCACGCGGCACACGTCAATAAATGCCCCGATGTGAACGCCGGAAAGCGCAGAGACGCACGGAAGGGATTGCAGGACAAGCGTGTGATTGGGATAGAAGATAAAAAAGTGTGGATTATCAAGGAGAAAGGCGCTGAGATGTGATTGCAATCACACACCAATCACATGTGAAATCACACGGTGTGAGGGGTGTGTGTGTGATGTGACTCCCCTTTAGGGGTCACAATCACATCACATATCACATCAACGAGTCAGAAAGGGAAAATTAAATGGCTTACAAAAGGAAAACAAACAGGGCTAGGAAGCCTGACAATATTGTGGTCAAAAAACACTTCGCGCCAACAGACAGGGCGTACAAGAAGGTGCAGGAGTGGTTGATCCAATATGATCTGGTTATGAGCGAGGCGGAACTGCGATGGGGTGTCGATAGATTGCCTTATCTTGTGTCGGCTGAATTGCGGGATCGCTTTCATGAGCAAATGGATAAGATGAATGTGGCGATTGACAAGGTTGACCCGATAGCGGTCGAGGAAGAAGTGCAGACGACCATCCGAGGCATCAAGGCTCTGGAGAAGGCGGCAGTGCTTGCTGGGGCGTCAGAGTTGACCGGAGAGCATTGGGAGGCACCGATGAAGGACGGAAAGGTGCTGGCGATTGCCAAGACCGATGCCGAGGTGTCGCGGGTGCAGAAAGATAACCGTGATGTGATTGTGTACTCTGTGGCAGAGATCGGACGCATCATCGGTGCGTGGCGAGAGAATGAGGAAGCAAAGACGCTGGACGCTATCAAGGGGATGTTTGATGGTGCAGTAGTTGATAGCGTGACGAAACAGAAAACATTGACAGAGGTGGAGTTGAACGATGAAATCCCGTTTTAGTAAATCAGACCATACGCAGAAGGTTGGGCGTGACAGCGAGACAAGGGAAATGCTTTATGATGGTCACGAGTATGTGATGTATTCAAAAGAGGGTTGGATTGATGTTCGCAACATGACTGTGTGCATCAAGAAAACAAAGTCAGGTGTGGCTGTCGAAATTTGGCCGCTAGAGCATGACGGCGTAACCGAGCCTTTGTCGGTGGCGTTTGCTGAGTGGAACAACGTTTCGGATGACGGAACGCCGAGGATTAGATTTAAGAAGGGAAGGTAACATGATTGAGCAGGGTGATGGATCAATGGCTAGGCGGTTGCAGGATGGAACTTGCCCGAAGTGCCACGCACAGTTAAAACGTGATGAAGAAGTTTTGTTGTGTGAAGTTTGTGAACTTGAAATTAAAGAAAGAAAAAAAGATGAATAGATTTGAGATGCTGGATGAGGCAAAGGCAACAGTTAAGGATCGCGGTGAGTCCTATGGGTCGGTTTACGATAACCATAAGCGTGTAGCCACAATGTGGTCACTTGTGTTTGGCATCAAGGTAAAGCCGACGCAGGTCGCGCTGGCTATGGCCTGTCTAAAGGTGGCCAGACAGATCGAGGCGGTCAATCAGGGCGATATGCCGCTTGATGAGGCGGGTAAGCCTGTCGGGTGGGACAGTTGGGTAGATTTAGCAGGATATGCCGCCACAGGGGCAGAATGCGCCGTTAAAGAGGCAGTGAATGAGTAACTTGCTAAAGTTTGACCTAAAGAAGCGTGACTTCATCTTGTTTTTTGAAAATTACGTGGTTTGCCACTGGTGTGATTTGGAAACAAGGGGTCGTTGCTACGAGCAGACGCAAGCCGTTGTTTGTAGCAAGTGCAACCAGCCGTTGTTTGTTGTTGATGATGAGGAAACGGCTTTCGGTATCAGTTTTGAGTTAGATGAGGATGATCCAGATGCCAGCGCATAAAACCCCAGAGGCAAAGTTCACAGTATTTTTAGAGCGTGTCGCAACAGGACGCGCTGGTAGCAATGTGGCGAAGGATAAGGATATGCCAAGCTGGACAACAGTGTGGCGAAAGATATGTGACGATCCCGACTTTGAACGGCGTTACATGACGGCTATGGCGTCTCGCGGTATGGTTTATGCTGACCAGCTAGACGAGATCAACAACAGCGTGCTGTCAGGTATGCTTGATCCGCAAGCCGCAAGGTTGGTGTCGGATAATAAGAAGTGGCAAGCATCAAGGTTGATACCGAAGGTGTACGGCGACAGGATGGGCATTGAGTCTAAGGTTGAGGCAGGTGACTCATTCCTCAAGGTATTGCAACAGGTTAATGATGCGGCGCGGTTAAAGCACGCTGATGTAATTGACGAGGAAAGCACGCAACCGCAATCAGTACGCGCGGGCGAGAATGTTAACCAGATTCCGGTTAACGACGAGATGCCTAAGAAATAGGCAAATAGGGCATATCGCGCATAAAGTTATCCACAGGGTAGCTAAGTAACTGTAAACAAAGGATTCACGATACGCATAATGGAGGTTATGCGACAAAGTTAGAAGTTATGACGTAAAAACCCCAAATCTGGCACCCCCCCCGTCAGATCACACGCGGGGGGCGGGTAAAAATATATACACCCCTACACACATTTGTGTGTATCAAATATATACACCCCTGCCCCCCCATCAATTTTGAGGGCTTGTTTATGAAGCGTATGCCGATGCGAAATGGCGATGAATATGACGCACTAACCAGTGCGCGAAAACATTATAATTGGAAGCGCGGCGCACTAAGGCGCATCAAACGAGCATACAGACGCGCTGAGAGGCGTTGGCTGGACAGGTTGCACAATATACGAAGATAACGCACATAATCTGCAAAAACGGCGTTTATATGTTAACGAAACGCCATATTTTTAACATAAAGCGAACACCCCCCCCATCGGAGAAAACAACAATGCCCCCTACCAAGAGCGAAGTTGAATTATTAGCCGCCATACGCGAAAACCCTGTGCTGTTTGTGGAGCAGATACTTGGTGCCAAGCCGCAGATGTGGCAACGCAAGGCGTTAGAGGCAATCGCGGCGCATGATAAGGTTGCGATCAAATCTGGTCACGGTGTCGGAAAAACTGCTTTTGAGGCGTGGGTGACGCTCTGGTGGCTGATGACGCACTACCCCTGCAAGGTTGCCGTGACGGCGAACAGCGCACACCAGCTATCTGACGTGCTGTGGACTGAGATTGATCGCTGGGCTAGGGATATGCCCCCCGCCTTCAAAAACTTGCTTGAGTTCAAGTCCGACAAGATTGCCCTAAAAGGGGCGTCAGATTCGTTTGCCGTGGCGCGTACCAGCCGCAGGGAGAACCCAGAGGCGTTGGCTGGTTTCCACTCGCCGCATATGCTGTTCGTGGTCGAGGAAGCGTCTGGCGTGCCTAATATCATCTTTGAGACGGCATCGGGTGCGCTATCAACTGTCGGCGCGAAGATTATCATGTGCGGCAACCCAACCCGATCTGATGGCTACTTCTATGACGCATTTCATTCTGACCGCGAGAACTGGCACTGCATAACCGTGTCATGCCGCGAGGGTGAATATGTTGACCCCAAGTTTATCACCGATATGGCGAATAAATACGGCGAGGAGAGCAATGTCTTTGCCGTGCGTGTTTTGGGTGAGTTCCCCACGCAGTCCGATGACGTGCTTGTGCCGTTGCACTTGGTTGAGGATGCGGTCAAGCGCGACATACAGATGGCTGAGACCACTCCGGTTGAGTGGGGGCTGGACGTGGCGCGTTTTGGCGGTGACAGGTCTGCGCTGTGCAAGCGGCAGGGTCAGGTGATGGTCGAGCCGATCAAGACGTGGCAGGGTAAGGATTTGATGGAGTTGGCGGGTATTGTGCTGGCCGAGCATGACGCGGTGCCATACCGGATGCGGCCACAGGCGATATACATTGACGCGATTGGTTTGGGTGCGGGACTTGCTGACAGGTTGCGCGAGTTGGGCTTGCCAGCCATCGGCGTGTCGGTGTCGGAGTCTGCCAGTCTGAAGGATCGTTTTAATCGGTTGCGCGATGAGTTGTTCTGGAATGCGCGTGAGTGGTTCGAGGCGCGTGACTGTCATGTGCCGCAGGATGACACGCTGATAGCGGAGATCACCGGAATACGGTATAAATACCTGTCGTCCGGCAAGTTGAAGGTTGAGTCGAAGGACGAGATGAAGCGTCGC